GAAATGGGACATCGACCCTCATGGATAATTATAAATATTGCTAAAGACAAAGGAATAAAACTATGGCCATACCTAACACTAGACAGACGCTTATCTCATATGCTAAGAGAGCCTTGGGACATCCTGTAATTGAAATTAATGTTGATGATGACCAAGTAGATGATAGAGTTGATGAAGCAATACAATACTATCAACAATACCATTATGACGGTATCAAAAGAGTATACTTAAAATACCAATACACACAGGCAGACAAAACTAGAATACTATCAGATACTTCTGAAGGTGTCACAAAAAATTCTGTAACCACAACTTGGAAAACAGGAAACGGTTATATCATTGTTCCTGATTCAATTGTTGGAGTACAAAACATATTTCCTTTTTCTAGTAAAGGTAGTCTAAACTTATTTGATGTTAGATATCAGTTAAGACTAAATGACCTTTACGATTTCTCATCTACAAGTGTTGTCAACTATGACATTGTAATGAGACAATTAGATTTCCTAGACCACATATTAGTTGGTGAAAAACCATTAAGGTTTAATCAACATGACAATAAATTACACATTGATATGGATTGGGGAAGCGACTTGCAAGTTGGTGAGTATCTAGTTATTGACGCATACAGAAAACTAGACCCAGACACTTATACAGATGTATATGATGACATTTGGTTAAAGAGATACACAACTGCATTAGTAAAAAAACAATGGGGTGCCAACCTCTCTAAATTTAATGGAGTAGCAATGATTGGTGGGGTTACATTAAACGGACAACAAATCTATTCTGAAGCACTACAAGATGAAGAAAAATTAGAAACAGAAATTAGAAACTCGTTTGAACTAAACCCAGCAATGTTAATAGGATAAAAATACAATGGCCGTTAATCATTACTTTCAAGGCGGCGATGGCATAGGTAGTCAAAATGAAAAAAGGTTAATAGAAGATTTAATCGTTGAAAATTTAAAAATCTATGGTCACGCTGTTTATTATTTACCAAGAACTCTTGTCAATAGAGATTTAATTCTTGGCGAAGACTCTGCGTCTAGGTTTGACGACTCGTATATGGTTGAAATGTACTTTGAAACGGTAGAAGGATTCCAAGGCGAACAAGAAATAATTAGTAAGTTTGGTTTAGAAATAAGAGACGATACAACTTTTGTAATCGCAAAGAGAAGATTCCAAGAACAAGTTGATGATACTGCAAACTTAGTAGTAGATGGTCGACCTAACGAAGGTGATGTAATATACTATCCTTTAATGAACAAGTTTTTTGAAGTAGCATTTGTCGAAGACCAAGAGCCGTTCTTTCAATTAGGTGCTTTACCTGTTTACAAATTAAGATGTAAAACTTTTGAATATTCAAGTGAAGAGTTTAACACAGGAGTTGGTGCAATAGATTCAGCAGATGATAGACTATCATTAGACACAAGTTTACAATATCAATTTAGACTTGAAGACGGTACACTAAATCAGTCTTCTTATTCTGGTTTCTTACAACTAGAACAAGGTGACGCAAATGGTAATCCTCAGTATGTAATACAAGAAGAATTTGATGATATTACTACAGACGGAGACGCCGCTACAAGTATACAAACAAGGTCTGTTTACGCTGATAATTTAGATTTAGATACTGAAGCAGGTTTTGATACTGCAACGGTTTCAGATGACATATTAGACTTTACAGAAAGCAACCCATTTGGAGATGTTAAGTAATGTTCGGAACACATTTTTATAACGAAGGATTAAGAAAACTAACTATTGCGTTTGGACAGATTTTTAATAAGATTATTGTACAAACAAAAGACGCAAACGGTTCAGTTGTAAAACGATATACGGTGCCTTTAGCATATGCACCTAAAGAAAAGTTTATTACAAGATTAACACAACAACCTGATTTACAAGATACACAATTTTCAACTATTCTACCTCGTATAGGTTTTCAAATTAGTGGTCTACAATATGACCCTAGTAGAAAATTAAATAAGTTGACAAAAACTAGAACTCCATCAACAGAAGGTTCTACTACTACTCAACAACAAAATATGAAGTTTAATTATACACCTGTTCCGTATAACATAACTTACTCTTTGTATATCTTTACTGCAACAGCAGAAAATGGATTACAGATTATGGAACAGATAGTTCCGTATTTTCAACCTGATTATACGGTGACTATAAATATGATACCAGACATGAACATTAAGCGTGATGTACCTATTATCATAGGCGACATTGCATACGAAGATAATTATGACGGAGACTTTAGTACAAGAAGAGCAGTAATTTATACAATTAACTTTACTGCAAAAACCTATCTATATGGACCGTCAACTAGTCAAGGTGTTGTTAGAAAAGTACAAACAGACCTTGGTACAGATACAATAAATAAAGCAAGAGAAGAGAGAATAGTGATAACACCAAATCCATCATCAGCAACACCTGGTGACGATTTCGGATTTACAACAAATATATCATTCTTTAACGATGGAAAGAAATTTGACCCATCAACTGGAAGTGATACATAATGAGAGGTATAAATGAACAAAGAAGAAATAATAGTATTAGACAATGTTTTACCAGAAGTCGTAAATAATAGCTTTCAACAAAACATTACAAGACTAGCATATATCCTATCTATGGATATCCTACCAAATCAAGTAGACAATAAAGGCATTGTAAAAGATGATAATACATTTTCGTCTACACAAATGGTACACAGAGTTTTTTTACACAATCAACCTCAAAAAGGACCTCAAAATCCTGCCATTGAACCTATAAGACATTCATTATCTGAAATGGTTGGCAAAGCAGGACTACTTACAAAAGAGTTTGATAAGGTAGAAATGTTAAGAGCAAAATTTAATTTAATGTTTCCACATCCTGATTTCAAAGATGGTAAATATAATATGGCTCATGTTGATGATGAAGACGAAGAACATATGGTTTGCATTTACTATCCAACAGATACAGATGGTGATACTATATTGTTTAATGAGTTTTTTAGTAAAGATAAGAAACCAGAAACACTAAGTATTGCTAAGAGAGTTAAACCAAAAGCAAATCGTTGCGTAATATTTCATGGTTGGAGATTTCACGCAAGTAGTAATCCAGTTAAATCTAATAGTAGAATAGTTTTAAATACAAACTTCAAGGTCGTAAACAATGGGTAAACTAGAAGACAAAGTAAATGATATTTTAGGTATCAAAGAAGAGAGTACTCCTGTATCAGAATTAATGTTGCAAGAGAAGTCTGTACCTGTACCTAGAGTTGAAGACCCAAAGAAAGACGATATAGAAAACGATTACAAATATAGTAGAGAAAATTACTATAATTTAATTGAACGAGGACAAGACGCAATACAAGGCATTTTAGATGTTGCAAAAGAAGGGCAACACCCAAGAGCATATGAAGTCGCAGGTGCATTAATTAAAAATGTAGCCGACACCGTTGATAAATTACAAGACTTACAAAGTAAATTATCTAAACTAAAAGATGTACCGAATAAGACAACTAATAACATTAAGAATGCTTTGTTTGTAGGTTCAACTGCTGAACTACAAAAACATTTAAAGGACAAAAAGTTTGATGAACAACCAAGAGACATATCAAACGACCCCTTTAAAGATACATCAATTGAAGGAAAAGATTAAGTTATGACAGACGCTTAGGTATTCCAAACTTATAAATAGATATATGACATTATATCACAAACACCACATTGTTCCTAAACATATGGGTGGAACAGACGAACCAAGTAATATAAAAAAGGTCACTATAAAACAACACTCAATAGAACATAAAAAGTTATATGAGAAATATGGAAGATGGCAGGATAAGATTGCATATCAAACATTAGCAGGACAAATGAGTTGTGCAGAGGCGACTAAGATAGCACAGAGTAAGGCTAATTCTGGACCCAAAACAGGTAAGAGGTTAGAGGCGGTTATAAACAATTTTAAAATAGCAAGTGAGATGAACAAAGGTAAGAAACGACCAGAGAAAACAAAGAAACTCATCTCAAAGGCCAACAAAAAATATTGGGGTAATATACCTAATAGACCGTGGCAGATGAAGTCATATGTAATTGACGGAAAAGAATATAAAGGTTTAGAAGAAATAATGAAAACATTTAATATAAAATCATATCCGGCGTTATACTACAGATTTAAAAGTAATAGTAAAAAGTTTTCTGGTTGGACAAATACAGGGAGTTTTAAAAATAAATAATGACAGACGCTTATTTGGGAAATCCTAATCTAAAAAAAGTAAACACACCACAAGAGTTTACTTCTGAGGAGATTAAGGAGTTTAAAAAATGTGAAAATAATCCTGTGTACTTTATGAAATCATATGTACAGATTGTTTCACTTGATGAAGGACTAGTGCCTTTTGATATGTATCCTTTCCAAGAAAAAATTGTAAAAACAATACATGAGAATAGATTTACTATTTGTAAACTACCTAGACAATCAGGTAAGTCTACAACAACTATATCATATCTATTACATTATGCGTTATTTAATCCTAATAGTAATATTGCTATATTGGCAAACAAATCATCTACTGCAAGAGATATATTAGGAAGACTACAACTTGCATATGAGAATTTACCAAAATGGTTACAACAAGGTGTGTTAAACTGGAACAAAGGTAATATAGAATTAGAGAATGGAAGTAAAGTAGTAGCAGCTGCAACATCTTCAAGTGCTGTTCGAGGAGGTTCATATAACATTATCTTCCTTGACGAGTTTGCTTTCGTACCTACAACTATTGCTGAACAATTTTTTAGTTCCGTTTATCCTACGATTACTTCTGGTAAGTCAACTAAAGTTATTATCGTTTCAACTCCTCACGGAATGAATCAATTTTATAAACTATGGGTTGACGCTGAAGCAGGACAAAACGATTACATACCTATTGAAGTACATTGGTCAGAAGTACCAGGTAGAGATAATAAGTGGAAAGAAGAAACAATAAGAAACACTAGTGAGTCTCAATTTGCTAGTGAGTTTGAGTGTGAGTTTTTAGGAAGTATTGATACATTAATCAATCCTGCTAAAATCAAAGCGACACCGTATATGACACCACTTAAAACAAATGGACGATTGAGTATCTTTGAAGAAGTTGTAAAAGGCAATACTTACTTATGTACGGTTGATGTTGCCAGAGGTACACTAAAAGATTTCTCAGCGTTTATTATATTTGATGTAACCTCTTTACCTTATAGAGTGGTTGCAACATTTAGAGACAATGAGATTAAACCTATATTATTTCCTAATACGATTGCTCAAGTCTGTACACAATATAACAAAGCACATATACTTGTAGAGGTCAATGATATTGGTGCTCAGATTTCAGATGGTTTACATTATGAATTAGAGTATGACAATATGTTAATGACTACACAGAAAGGTAGAGCTGGACAAATACTTGGCGCTATGTTTAGTGCAAGAGGTTCACAATTAGGTGTACGAATGACTAAACAGATTAAAAAAATGGGTACTGCAAACATCAAAGCGATTATAGAGTCTGATAAAATAATTCTTAATGACTTTAATATTATCGGAGAAATGTCTACCTTTACAAGAAAAAATCAAAGTTGGCAAGCTGAAGAAGGTTGCAATGATGACTATATGACTTGTCTAACTATATTAGGTTGGGTTGCAAACCAAAGGTATTTCAAAGAAATGACTGATAGAAATATCAGAGCAGAAATGTATGCTGAACAAGAAAAGTTAATAGAACAAGATATGGCGCCGTTTGGATTCGTGGATAATGGTATTGATACAGAAGAAGAACAACCGTTTTCAGACGAATATGGACAGATTTGGCATCCCGCTGTACGCAAAGGTAGTTGATGAAGCTTCCCTATTTGATAAATATAAACGATTGAGAAATTTGAATATGGGCGTATGAATAATACGAATTTTGACAAAGGAAAACATTATGTATTTTTATAAAAATACAAACAATAAAATAGAGGAGAAAACCTAATGGCATTTCAAGTATCACCAGGCGTTCTCGTACAAGAAAAGGATTTAACTAATATAATTCCTGCTGTATCTACTAGTATTGGAGCATATGCTCTAAATTCAAGTAGAGGTCCAGTTGGAGAGGTAACGCTTATCTCTTCTGAACAAGAATTAGTTAGTATCTTTGGAAAACCTACTGCAACGAACTTTGAAGAGTATTTTACTGCTTCATCTTTCCTTCAGTATTCCAATGCTCTGAAGCTAGTACGAACTGAAAACCCTGGAATTTTAAACGCTGTAACCAACGGTGGTTCAGCAGTATTGGTCAAAAATACTGACCAATATAACTCAACATACTTAGCAGATGGTGCTTACACTGGTATTTCTGGTAGGGAGTTTGTCGCAAGAACAGCTGGCGCTTATGGAAATAGTTTATCTGTTTCTGTATGTCCTTCTGCTACTGCATACTCACAGGATGCGGTTACAACCGTAAACGATAGTGCAGTATCAATTGGCGACACAACTATAACAATGACAAGTGGAACTAACATTAATGTTGGTGACATTGTTGCATTTTCAACATCAGCCGCTACTAACGATTATGATGACGGAATTGAATACGAGGTAACAGCCGTATCAACTAACGACATTACAATTAAGAAAAAAGTTGGTTCAGGTGGTTTAACTAGAGTTATCTTAGATGGCGCTAATGTTAGACGAAGATGGTCACATTACGATTTCGTAAGTGGTGCACCTGGAACATCTCCAGATGTATTAACTGCTGGTGGTAGTGATGATGAAGTACACATTGTCGTTATAGACGCTGACGGTTCTATATCAGGAACTAAAGGCGAAGTACTAGAAGTATACGAAAAAGTATCAAAAGCTAAAGACGCAAAAGACGCTGGTGGTTCTAATAATTTCTATCCGGAAGTTATTTACAAGAAATCATCTTTCATCTTTTGGGGAGACCATAACTCAAACGGAACTAATTGGGGTAACGCAAAAGCAAATACTGCTTTCACTGCTGTATCAGGACCTATTGCATTAACATTCGGAAACGGTGCTGATGGAAGTGTGACTGACGGTGCTAGAAAGTCTGCATTTGAATTGTTCCAAGATTCAGAAACCGTTGATGTTGGTTTGATAATGGCTGGTCCAGCAAGTCTGAACTTGATTGGTGATTTAATTACAATCGCTGAAACAAGAAAAGATTGTATAGTATTTGCTAGTCCACAAAGAAGTGATGTAGTTAATATTGCTTCTGCTATAACTCAAACTAATAATGTACTTGCGTTCTTCAATGCAGTACAATCATCTAGTTATGTAATCTTTGATAGTGGTTACAAATATATGTATGACAGATATTCTGATGTATATAGATATGTACCGTTAAACGGAGATATGGCTGGTTTGTCAGCAAGAACTGATTTAACTAATGACGCTTGGTTTAGTCCTGCTGGATTAAACAGAGGTATTATTAGAGGTGCAGTTAAACTTGCTTATAGTCCAAACAAAACTCAACGAGACGAACTTTACAGAGCGAGAGTAAACCCAGTTGTTTCTTTCCCTGGTCAAGGTATTATCTTGTTTGGTGATAAGACTGGACTAACAACACCATCTGCATTTGATAGAATAAATGTACGAAGATTGTTCATTGTTTTAGAAAAGGCAATTGCTACAGCTTCTAAATTTCAACTCTTTGAATTCAATGATGAGTTTACAAGAGCTAACTTTAGAAACCTAACAGAACCTTTTTTAAGAGAAGTACAAGGTAGACGAGGTATCACAGACTTTTTAGTAGTATGTGATGAAACAAATAACACAGGCGAAGTAATTGATAGAAACGAGTTTATTGCTGAGATTTACATTAAACCAGCAAGAAGTATCAACTTTATCACATTATCTTTTGTCGCAACCAGAACTGGTGTGGCTTTTTCAGAAGTCGCAGGTTAGTAAAGAGGAGAAATAAAAAATGGCAAACATTAATGACTTCAAAACTAAACTTGCTGGCGGTGGAGCTAGAGCAAACCAATTTAAGGTAACAATGCCTTTCCCTGGTTATGCACAAGTTGGTGGAGAAACAGAAGAACTAGCGTTCTTATGTCAAACGACAAGCATACCTGCAATGTCTATTGGTACTACTACGGTTAACTTCCGTGGAAGACCTGTATATCTTGCAGCTGATAGAAACTTTGAACCTTGGAGTATTACGGTACTTAACGATACAAACTTCAAATTAAGAGACGCTTTTGAAAGATGGCAAAATGGAATCAATAATATGTCTGATAACGAAGGATTAGTTAATCCAGTAGATTATCAAGTAGACGCATTTATTGACCATTTAGACAGAAATGGCTCTACTATTAAATCATACACTTTAAGAGGTTGTTTTCCAACTTCTATCGGTGGCATTGATTTGAATATGGAACCAACAGAAGCAGTTGAAACATTTGAAGTGGCGTTTAGATACCTATTCTTTGAGGCAAGAACGACTACTTAATAGTTGAATAAATATATAATAAAAAGTAAACTTGTGAGGAAAATATAATGGCAGAACTTTTCGGTTTTCAAATTACTAGAGTTAAAGATACTCCAGACCCGAAGCAAAGTTTTACTCAACCTTCAGCAGATGACGGAACACAAACCGTCTCTGCTGGTGGTTATTTTGGTCAATACCTTGACATGGAAGGTAACGCCAAGACAGAGCAAGACTTAATAAGAAGGTATAGAGAGATTTCAATCCATCCTGAATGTGATATGGCTGTTGAAGATATTGTCAACGAGGCTATAGTTGCAAACGAGATAGATAGAGATCCAGTACGAGTAGATTTAACTGACACGGACTTTAGCGATAAAGTTAAGCGTAAGGTTGAAGATGAATTTAAAGAGATACTAAGGTTGATGAACTTTAGTACAAAAGGACACGACATATTCAGAAGATGGTATGTTGATGGAAGAATTTACTATCATAAAGTTATTGATAGAGAATCACCTGTAAGAGGTATAACAGAATTAAGATATATTGATCCTCGTAAGATTAAAAAAATACGAGAGATTAAAAAAGGTCGACCAATTGATATGGCAAACATACAAGTGGTACATGACTACAATGAGTATTTTTTATACAATGAAAAAGGTGTTGCAGGACCTGGTATGGCAAGTGGTGGTATTAAGATTGCTACAGACGCTATCGCATTTTGTCCAAGTGGATTAGTAGACTTGAACAAAAATATGGTTATGGGTTATATGCACAAGGCAATTAAACCAGTTAATCAATTAAGAATGATTGAAGACGCTG